CATAGGTCACTTAAACGATTGAATCTAAAGAGTAAATTTATAAACACAGTACATGATAGTATTGTTGTTGATGTACATCCAGACGAAATAGATGTTGTTTGCACTACATTATATAATGATATGATGGGTGTGGTAAGAGAACTCAAAGATAAGTTTGATTTAACTCTAGATGTACCCATGGAAGTCGAATTAAAAATAGGTGACGATTGGTTAGATATGGATGAAATATCTGTTGACAATCAAACGAACCTGAATATAACAGAGGGTAATATTATAGGAGAATTGCATGACAGAGAATGCACTAACAATCAAAGACATAGACAACTTACCAATTGACCAAATCGCAGCCGAGTTTGGTTTTAATGACGAGGGTGTAGCAAGTACACCTGGTTTCCCAAGGCTAACAATAAACAGTAAAGCACGTAACAATGCAGGACAGAAAGTTCCTGATGGCACAGTTAAAGTAGCACATCCTGAACATGGAATTATATACGCAGACGATGCTTCTTTACGCATACTACAACAGCGTTTCTTTTATCAGAAGTATGATGAGAATGCTACATGGCAGGACAAGGATGGTAACGACCAGAAAGGTAGATATGTAAATAAATCTATCTATGTTAGTAACCCATACGATGA